AAGAGGACGTGGACGGCCTAAAAAGTCTGAAGTAGAGGCTAAGAAAAAAGGTAATAGGGGTGTCCGTGGACGGCCTCCTGGTGATGCTGCCCGTATCAATGAGTTTAAAGCAAGACTGCTTGCAACTTCGGGCGATAATGTCATTAATAAAATTATACAAATTGCTCAGAATGATGAGCACCCTGGACAGATGGCTGCATTGAAGATGTGCATGGACAGGGTGTTGCCATTGTCCTACTTTGAAAAGGATAAGGCTACCAACGGACGTAGTAGTGTCTCTATTACAATTACAGGTATTGGTGGCGATACTACAATTGTAGGACAAGAAGAACAACAAGAAGATATTGTTGATGTTGAATACACAGAAGTAAGAAAAGATGAAGACTGAGCTACTTGATTTGATTAAAGAAGACTTGATACGTCATGAAGGGTATAAAGAAGAAATATATTTATGCTCAGAAGGTATTCCAACATTTGGTATTGGGCATGCTGTAAAAGAAACAGACATGGAATACACTTGGCCTGTAGGAAGCCCTGTAGAAAAAGAACGTATTGATGCTGTATTCATTTTAGATTGTGAGGACGCTGTCAATGATATTGAACACCTTATTAGCGATGTCTCTAGCCATTCTGATCAGTGTATCCGTGTCTTGGTTAATATGGCGTTTAATCTTGGGAGAACACGTCTTTCCGGATTTAAAAATATGCTTGCGGCTGTTGAAGCTAAAGATTATGAAAAAGCTTCTGAAGAGATGAAAGATAGCCGTTGGTACGAACAAGTGGGACGTAGAAGCGTAGAACTTGTGGAGATGATGCGTACAGCATGAGCGATTTGAATGTAGAGCTTCTTCCTTGGCAACAAGAAGTGATGAATGCTTCAGAACGCTTTAAGGTGGTGGCAGCAGGTAGACGTTGTGGTAAATCACGACTTGCTGCTTGGATGCTCATCATCAATGCATTACAAAGTAAATCAGGTCATGTCTTTTATGTTGCTCCTACACAAGGACAGGCCAGAGACATTATGTGGAGTGTGTTAACAGACCTGGCACATCCCATCATTACAGGATCGCATGTCAACAACATGCAGATAAAGCTTGTCAACGGAGCCACCATCAGTTTGAAGGGTGCTGATAGGCCAGATACAATGCGTGGTGTTAGCCTCAAGTTTTTAGTGCTTGATGAATACGCTGACATGAAACCATCAGTGTGGGAAGAAGTGTTACGTCCTGCGTTGGCTGACCAAAAAGGAACAGCCTTGTTCATTGGAACACCAAAAGGCCGTAATCATTTCTACGAATTGTACAAGTATGCAGAGTTGAGCGAAGATTCTACATACCACGCTTGGCACTTTACATCTTATGACAATCCTTTGCTTGATCCTGAAGAAATTGACACAGCTAAACAGAGTATGTCTTCTTATGCATTCAGACAAGAATTCATGGCTAGCTTTGAAGCACTTGGATCTGAGATATTTAAAGAAGACTGGGTGAAGTTTGATAATGATGAACCTGATGAAGGGGATTATTACATTGCTGTGGATTTAGCAGGATTTGCAGATATTGCAAATGCAAGAAGTTCTAAAAGCAAAAGACTTGACCAAACAGCCATCACCATTGTTAAAGCAAACACAGAAGGATGGTGGGTGGCTGATATTATTTATGGACGTTGGGATATTAAAAAAACAGCCAGGAAGATATTTGAAGCTGTAGAACACTATCGTCCTATTGCTGTTGGTATTGAAAAAGGAGCATTAAAGAATGCTGTGATTCCCTACCTCACTGACTTAATGAAAAGTGGTCAGAGATTCTTTAGAGTGGAAGAACTGACACACGGGAATAAAAAGAAAACAGATAGGATTGTGTGGGCTTTACAAGGCCGTTTTGAGCATGGTCAAATCCGTCTATCAGAAGGAGAATGGAACCAGGAATTTTTAGATCAATTATTCCAATTCCCCAATCCACTTGTGCATGACGATTTGGTTGATGCGCTTGCATACATAGACCAACTAGCGAAAGTCGCCTACCACTACGACTTTGAAGAAGACGACTACGAAATTTTAGACCCAGTATCAGGATACTAATATGGAAAACGATTACAAAGGACTCTACGAAATAGACACTGCCGGATGGATTATGGCAAAATGTGACCAATGGCGTGACCACTACGAATCCAACTACGCTGAGAAGTTTGAAGAATACTATCGTCTATGGCGTGGTATCTGGGATCCATCAGACTCCTTACGCAACTCAGAGCGTTCACGAATTATTTCTCCTGCACTACAACAAGCGGTTGAAAGCAGTGTTGCTGAAGTAGAGGAAGCTACATTTGGACGTGGACGTTTCTTTGACATCCGTGATGATTTACAAGATCAAAACAAAGATGACATTGTTTTATTACGCAATCAACTAGATGAAGACTTTGCTCGTACAAAGATAAGAAAAGCTGTTTCTGAAGCTTTGATTAATTCTGCGGTGTTTGGTACAGGCGTAGCAGAAATGGTTGTAGAAGAAATGAAAGAGTCTGTTCCGGCTACACGCCCAGTGATGGAAGGAGCAATGACGGCTGTTGGTATTGAAACACGAGATCGTTTTGTTGTTAAATTAAAACCCGTCCTTCCTCAAAACTTCTTGATTGATCCTGTTGCCACAAGCATTGATGAAGCTCTTGGCGTTGCAATTGATGAGTTTGTATCAAGACATCAAGTAGAAATGTTAATTGAGAACGGAACCTATCGTGATGTGATTCTTGAAAACACCTATCCTGATGTTGATCTTGAGCCAGATCAAGACCTCACAATTTATGACGATGATAAAGTGAGACTAACAAAATACTATGGACTTGTTCCTCGTTATTTGTTTGATGCAGAGATGGCCGAAGAACTTGCTGACGATGAAGAGGTAGCAGACTTAGTAGAAACAGAAGATGTTGAAGACGCTACAGGATATGTAGAAGTTGTGGCTGTTATTGCTAACGGTGGTCAGCTTCTAAAAATTGAATCTAACCCATACATGATGCAAGATCGTCCTGTTGTTGCTTTTTCTTGGGATGTTGTACCTGGACGATTCTGGGGCCGTGGTGTCTGTGAAAAGGGTTATAACAGTCAGAAAGCCCTTGACACAGAACTACGTGCTCGTATTGATGCACTAGCACTCACTATCCATCCTATGCTTGCTGTAGACGCTTCACGCTTGCCTCGTGGTGCTAAGATGGAAATACGTCCAGGAAAGACAATTCTTACCAATGGTAATCCTGCAGAAATCTTACAGCCGTTTAATTTTGGTAATGTTAGTCAAATTACATTTGCACAGGCAGCACAATTACAGACAATGGTGCAACAAGCAACAGGTGCTGTTGACAGTGCAGGTATGCAAGGTGTTGTTAATGGCGAAGCCACGGCTGCAGGGATTTCAATGGGCTTAGGGGCGATTATCAAACGTCACAAGCGGACATTAATCAACTTCCAAGATTCTTTCTTGATTCCTATGATTGAAAAGAGTGCTTGGCGTTATATGCAGTTTGCGCCTGAATTATATCCTGTTCAAGACTTTAAGTTTATCCCATCAAGTAGCTTAGGTATTATTGCTCGTGAGTATGAAGTGACACAGCTTGTACAATTGTTACAGACAATGGACAAATCAAGTCCAATGTATCCAATGTTACTTGAAGCAATTATTGATCACATGAACATTTCTAATCGTGAAGAATTAATTGGAACATTGCGTCAAGCATCACAGCCCAATCCTGAAGCACAACAAGCGCAGCAACAACAAGCTCAAATGCAAATGGAACAACTACAAGCACAGATTGCTGCGTTTAATGGACAGGCACAAGAAGCACAAGCCCGTGCTCAAAAATATATTTCAGATATTGATTTGGATAAGTATGAAGCCGAAACAGATCGTATTAAAGCCCTATCCTCCAATCTTCAACCAGGCGATGAAGATGATAAAGAATTTCAACGTAGAGCCAAAACTGCAGAGCTTTACTTGAAAGAGCAAGAGTTAAACATGAAAGCATCACAAGGAGTGAGAAATGCTGACCAAAACAGAAATGCAGAAAATAGTAGACCAGATCAACGACAAGTTCAACCAACTGGACAAACGCCTCAAGGTCTTGGAACAACCATCCCCACGCCAGACCAAGAGTTCCGTCAAAACCAAGGCCAGTGAAAAAGTCGAAGAAAACACTTGACATCTGAAAGTTTTTATGCTAAACTATTTATACAAAGTGATACACCTTAAAGGAGAATGTATTGACTACAGAAGAAGAAAAATATTATGAAACATATTTTGATTTGTTTTTAACTGATGGTTGGAAACAATTTGTACAAGAAATTACAGACATCCATGATGCATATAGAATTGAGCACATCAAGGATGATAATGATTTAAGTCGTATTAAAGGAGAAAGGGCTATGCTCTTCCGTGTAATGCGATTTGAAACAGGCATAAGATCACACTACGATTTGATTATGGAGAAATCCGATGATTCGTAGATATGATTTTAAATGCACAGATTGTGAACATATAGAAGAACAATGGGTAGATAGTAGTGATGCTTTCTCCACTTGTCCTGAATGTGGTCACACCGCACAGCGGATAATCTCTCCAGTCTCTACGAAGTTCAACGGTGTTGGTTGGCCCGATGCCGATGATAAGTGGGCAAGAGATCACGAGAGAGCCGCTAGAAAATAACATCCATAATGCTATCTTTAGCACGGAGTACATGATACATGGCAAAATTTATAGATCAGCGTGATGATGAAGTCACAGATGAAGAAGTCGTAGAGTTTGAGGATTCGGAAGAGCAACCCTCAGAGCCTGAAGAGATTCAGGAAGCCGAAGACGAAATCCCTGAGAAGTACAAAGGTAAAAACCTAAAAGATATTGTACGTATGCACCAAGAAGCTGAGAAGCTACTAGGTAGACAGAGTCAGGAAGTCGGAGAGCTACGCAAAACCTTTGACGACTACATTAAAACACAACTGATAGAAAAAGAACAAGCCCACGCTAGTCCGGCAGAAGAGGTAGATTTCTTTGACGATCCTCAGAAAGCTGTAGATGCTGCAATTGCAAAACATCCTAAAATTAAAGAGGCAGAAACCCTGGCTCAGCAATTAAAGATGCAAGAAGCAATGGCAAAACTTAAAACCTCACACCCAGATTTTGAACAAGTGGTGCAAAATCAAGAGTTTTTATCCTGGGTGAGTGGTAGTACGTTTAGAACAGAAATGTTACGTAAAGCAGATAGAGAATATAATTTTGAAGCTGCTAATGAACTTCTGTCTTCTTGGAAAGAAAGACAATCTATTGTCTCTCAGACAAAAACCTCAGAAGATACGTTGCGTAAAGAATCTGTTAAAAAAGCATCCACAGGAAACATAAAAGGTTCTGCAGAAGCTCCATCTCGTAAAGTATATCGTCGGGCTGACATCATTAAACTCATGCAAACTGACCCTGACAGGTATATGTCATTAGCAGAAGAGATTCGCACTGCATATGCTGAGGGTCGTGTAAGATAACATTTTAGGAGCTTATCATGGCTAAAGTCGCATTCCCCGGAGGCAGTACCTCCATCGTAAACAGCACTAATGCTGCTACGTTTATCCCAGAATTGTGGTCCGATGAAATCATCGCCGCATACAAGAAGAACCTCGTTCTCGCTAACCTCGTCAACAAGATGTCTATGGTTGGTAAGAAGGGTGACACTCTGCACATTCCTAAGCCTACTCGTGGATCAGCCACAGCTAAGGCGGCGAACACTGCAGTAACCATTCAGGCTGACACAGAGTCAGAAGTACAGATTGCAATTGACAAGCACTTTGAATATTCACGTATGATTGAAGACATCGTGGACGTTCAGGCACTTGACTCAATGCGTCGTTTCTACACTGATGATGCGGGCTACGCTCTTGCACTTCAGCTTGACAATGACCTGTACAACCTTGGCTTGCGTTTCGGTGACGGTACTGCTACAGACCCAACTGATCCTGCTAACTGGGAGCATTCAAACGCTTACTACGTCAATGGCGCTTCTGGCATCGCTACTTACGCTGATGACA